GGCCTGCCTTGACCGGGTAGCGGCCCACGCCGCCCCAGCCGGGCATCAGGCTTTCAGCGTAGGCGGCAACGGCCAGCGGGTCGGTGTCCTGCACCTGAATGTCCGCCGCCCGGCCCAGCAAGTGCTGGCTGCTCTTGGCTCCACCCACGGCGGCGTTGTGGGCCGCCGTGCGGTACCCGCTGGTGATCGTGATGGGCTTGCCAAAGTGCTCCCGGATGCACTGCAAAAGCACCACAAGGCTTTCGTCGATCATCACGACGTCGGAGCCGTCGCGGCAGCGGAACTCGCGTACCTTAAAGCCCGGTGCCAGCAGTTTGGCACCGTCCTTGGCAAGACTGTATTGCTTGATTGCCATAGGCTCACTCCTCGCTCTTGCTGCCGGTCTTGGTCTCCAGCAGCTCGGTCAGCTCTTTGTACTCGGCCTCGGTGATGCGGCCGAGGGCGTAAAAAACATCAATTTTTTCCGCAAGGCCAGCGGTCTGGCCGCGCTCGATCAAGCGTTTACAGATACGATACAACATAGGTTTACCTCCTTATGTGGTGCTTGTGTCAGTGGTGGGGTCGTCGGTCAGCCCCAGCTCCAGCAGGGCGACGCGGTACTCCTGATCTACCGCCAGGGCGTCCGTGTCCGCCTGCGCGGCCTGCGTCTCGGCCAGCAGCTCGGCAAGGGTGGGGTAGTGGTAGCCGGTAAATTCAAAGCCTTGGGAAACAATCTTTGAGTTGCACTCGAATTGTAGAGTACCGTTTGCGTGGAAAGTAATGGCTGCAGTGGTTGTCCATGCAGAACCGCTGCCGAATTTTCCGCTCACCGCGCTACCGCGGGCAATGTCGTTCGTGTAGATCGGGCTGGCACCCACAGTGATGTGCAGGTAGTCCACGTTATCCGGGATTTGATAGCTGTATTGCTTGATCTGGTTCGGCGTTTCTCCGGCATGGTTCCACACCAGCCGGGGCTCCGACTTTACCGCCACGGCGGCAGCGATCTTATCATTGAGGGTCTTGCCGCTGAGGGTGCCGTCCGCAGCGATGTCCAGATAGTCGCCCACCTTCACGCCGCCCAGCTGGTCCGCCGTAGCGGGCGGCAGGGTGTACGGCGTGCCGAACTTTTTGTCCGCCTCGCTCTTGGTGTAAAAGTTCCCGCTCTCCACCGCCGCGATGGCAGCGTCCAGGGCGTCGAGTTTGGTGTGCAGCTCAGTGGACAGCTGGGTCATTATGGCCAGCGCCTGCGCCTGCAGCTGGGCCGTGGGAATGCCGGTGACGCCGTCCCGCATGACGCCGCACACGTCCTCGTCCGCGCGGGTGTCGGTGATGTCGGCGGCGGTGACCACCGAGGAGCCTGCAGGCACGCTCACCGTGCACAGGCCCAGCTCGTACTGGTTGTGGTTCTGCAGGATGGCGGGCGGCTCCGGGGCGGCGGCAGGGGTGCCGGGTTTGAGCTTGACGGCGGTCAGGTTGGCTGCGGTGTCGAACTGCAGCACCACCCGGTCGATGCGGGGCAGGGTGCTGTCGGCGTCCGGGACGATCAGGTTGACCGCCTCCCGACTGCAGGCCGAGACGCCCTTGAAGTCGTCGTAGTTGATCCACGCAAGGCCGGGGGCTACGGTGATCTGCCGCGGGCCGGTGACGCTGACCGCGTAATTTGTGTTCTTGGCGTAGACGCCGGAGGTGCGGGTGCACAGATAGGTGCTCACGTCCTCCGCGTCGTAGGTGACGCCGTTCAGCGGGTAAGTGATGATGCTCATGGTTTCCTCCTGAGAATGGGTGTGCCGATCTCGGTAGTGACCGTGTTTTCGCCCTTCTGGGAACTCAGGGTCACGCTGGTAATGCGGGCCGCTGCCTGGATGTCGGTGCCGGGCAGGCTGGCGGCCACCACCTTGCCTACCGTGACCGTTCCGGTCGGGGTAAAGCGGAAGTTCTCAATGCGGGTGTGCTTGACCAGTTCCTGCTCACCCAGCGCCCGCAGCGCGGCCAGATAATCCTCCTGGCTCTGGTTGTCCTCCTTCTTTTTAGAGGTGGCGTCCAGATACAGTTCCCGCCGGGCAGAGCCGGTGTTGCCGGTGGCACCCACGGTAACGGTGCCGTCCGCGCCCGCCACGGTCACGATGTTCTTGTAGTCGGTAATGCTCTCGGTGTAGGTCAGGCCGGTCAGGTTGCCGTACTGGGGCGCATACCGGGCGTTGGGGTCCAGCTTGGGCCGGTACAGCTCAAACAGCAGCTTCTTGGCCTGCTGGTCGAACCGCACCCGGAACCCGATGTCCAGCTCCTGGCACACCTGCTCGGCGATGTTGAGCAGGCTGCCGGGCTTGACCTCGCCGGTGTAGGTGTCGGCAAGATCTGCAAGCACGCCCAGCTCCAGCCCCGGCCATGCAGCCGCACCGGACACAAGGCTGCGCAGGGTGCTTTCCACCGCAAAGCCGCTCAGGGTCCGGGTGCTGATCCGCTCGTCCAGGATGCAGGCGGCGTCCCTGGCCGAGATCACGAGCTTGTGTTCGGAGCGGTCGGTCTGCGCCGAGCAGATGCGCATGATGCGGTCGGAGCCGGTGAGCCAGAGGTACCGGTCCGGGCGGCACAGGGCCTGCAGGTTGGTGGAGGCGTGCAGCTCCAGCTGCGCACCCTGCACCCCGCTGTACACGTTGTAGCGCTCCGGCCAGACCAGCGACACCCAGCTTTCCAGCCGGGCCAGCAGGTTCAGCTGGCCGTCGTAGACGCAGATGCTTTTGTGGCCGCCTGCCGTCAGGGCACTTGTCCGCTCAGCCACTGCCGCCCACCTCCAGTACCACGGTGGAGAAGGCCGTGCTGCAGGTCAAAGTCAGGAACAGCCATTCCGTGCCGGAATCCGCTGTGCGCTGCCATGCCTGCGTCCCGTGGCGCAAAGTCCACAGGGTGCTGCTCTCGTCCAGCGTGGACATGATGTTGTAGCCGGTGCCGTCGATGATCTGTTCCAGTTTCAGCTGGCCGCTCTCGCGGTACAGCCGGAGCTTGTCGCCGTCCTGCAGGGTGGTGACAAAGCGCAGGAATTCGCCGGTCTCCGGGTCCTTGACGCCGGGGTTGACCACCGGGCCGCGGGCTTCCAGCGTCAGGGCCCAGTCCTGGGTGGCCAGCCCGGTGTTGGCGATGCGCAAATAGTTGGCCTGCTCCCGCACGCCGTAGCTGTGCACATCGTAGCACACCGGCAGGCGGAAGGTGGGTGTTACGCTCAAGGTCGAGACGGTGAGCTCCTTCACGCTGTGCCAGTAAGGGTTCGGGCAGTAGAGCTGGAACGAGAAGGTGGGCCACCGGCCGGACACGCTGATGTCCGGGGTGCGCTGCACCTCAGCGTCGCACCAGTAGGCCCCGGCAATGGTCAGCCGACCGGTGACGTAGGGCGCGAACACATCCCGCAGCTGGCGCTTGCAGTAGTCCTGATTGCGCAGGATGCGCCCGGTGACCGTGCGGGTCACGCCGGATATGCTCCGGCTCTCCACGGTGGCACCTACCTGCTGGTAACCCTGGCTGGTCTCCAGATCCACGGGCAGGTCACCCAGCGGGGTGATGCTCCACAGCACGCCCGCCTTGTAGCCAAAGGAAAAGGTCAGGCCGTTGCTGGCCTTGAAGATCGCATCAAACACCCTGCAGCACCGCCCTTTCCTGCTCGTACTGTGCCTCACGCATCAGGTCGGCAGCCGTCTGCGCTTTGCTGTAAATGTACTGGTTGACCTCGATGTTGGGCCGCTGGGTGCGCTGCGGCAGCGGAGCACGCTTCTCGTAATCCCACAGGGAGCCGGATGCCGTGGAGGTCGTGCTGCTGCCGGAAGTGCCGCCGGAGATGCCGGGGGTGGTCTTGCGCTTGAACGCGCCGCCGACGCCGGCCACGATGGCCGCAATGGCGGCGGTCAGGGCCACGCCTGCCGCGATCATGAGCAGGGCCTGCGGGGCACCGAATCCGGTGGGGAACAGTGCCGCCGCGACGGCTTCCAGCATGCCCACAAAGGCGCTGCCGATGGAACCGATCAGGGTGCCCATGGAGGCCAGAATCTCCGGGAAGCTGGAGATCAGTCCGCCCTTCAGGCCGGTGCTGATGGCAGCGGCAGCCGCAGTGAGCGGACCTTTCAGACCCTGAAAGATGCCGGTGAGGGTGGAGCCAAGGCCCTGCGCCTGCGTGATCACGTCCGCAAAACCGCTGGTCAGGCCCTTGGCAAGGTCGCCGCCCATATCCCACAGGCCGTTGGAGACGGCACTGACCCCCTTGCCCAGCAAGCCGTTGACCTGCTGGATCAGGTTCTTGCCGAAGTCGTCAATGAGCTGCTTTGCCTGCGGAGCAAGGCCGTTGTACAGGGTGGACAGCACCCATTCGCCGACAGACTGCCAGTCCTGCTTCTTCACAGCGTTCACCAGCGTGCTGAAGGTGCCCACCACGCCCTTGTCGGCCTCGTCCTGCCAGCCCTTGACAAGGCCGTCAAAGCTATTGGCAGAGGCTTTCTTGATCTCCTCGTTGATCTGCGGGACACCGTCGGCGGCAATGGTCTTGACCCGCTCCACCGTGACAAGCGCCCCGTCCACGATGTCGTTGTAGGTCTCGGTGATGACCTGCTTCTGGGTCGTGGTTTTGTCAGTCAGGGTCTCGGTGATGGTCTTGGTGCTGGTGGCAATGCCGTTGACGACGGAATCCGTTGTAGACGTAACGGTCTTGGCTACAGTGGCGGCAATTTCCTCGTAGACCTTCTGGGTCTGGGCGGTGGTCTTGCCGTTTTCGGTCACATACTTGGTGACGGTCTTGTAGTTCTTGGCCACACCGTTGACCATTTCCTTACCGGATTCGGTCACGGTGCGGGTCAGCCGGTCATACTCCTCGCTGCCCTTGCGCAGGTGCTCGGTGAGCTCGGTGGTCTGGATGGTCACCTTGCCCAGGGCGTTGGTGGTGTCGGTGTGGCCTGCGTCCTGCAGGGACCACAGCAGGGTCTCGGCGGCCTGTGCGGCGGCCTTGGTCTTTTTGGCCGCCTTGGTGGCGGCGTCCCCGGACTTGGTATAGGCCGGGACGACCGCCTCCGCCATGGACTGGGCGCTGTCGGCCACGTCGGCGTTGGCGTCCGCCCAGACGGAGGACCAGTCGTTCCCGCTGGCGGTTTTAGCAATGGTGGCACCGGCGGTGGCTGCGATGGCTCCTGCACCAACCGCACCGCCTTTGCCGGTGAGGCCGTTGATAAAGCTCTGGATAAGGTTCTTGCCCCACTGCACCGCCTGCGAGGGCAGGCTCTTGATCCAGGCAAGCGCACTGGAAAAGCCGCCCTTGAAGGCGTTCAGCATGCTTGTGCCCATGCTCTTGACGCCGTTTGCCACGCCGGTGAGGATGTTCTTGCCGATGTTCAGCCAGTTAATGGCCGAGATCACCGACAACACGGCCTGCAGGATCTTCTTCCAGTTGGCCAGCAGATCCGGCACCGCCTTGACGATGCCCACGACCAGCTGCACGATGATGGCCACGCCCTCGCCGAGGATCTTGGGCATGTTGTCGTTGATGATGCCGCAGATGTTGATGATGATATCCGGCACATAGGCGATCAGGTCCGGCAGACCGGCGATCAGACCGTTGAGCAGCTGGGTGATAAGGTTCAGACCGGCGTCCACAAAGCTGGCCGCGTTGTCCCGCAGCTGGTCCGTAAAGGCCAGCAGCTGCGGCAGAGCAGTGGAGAAGAACTCCGGGATGCCCTCGGTGAAGCCCTGTGCCAGGGAGCTGAGCAGCTCGGTGCCGGTCTGCAGGAGCTCCGGCACAAGGCTGTAAACGATTTCCGGAATGCCTGCCAGTACATTGCCGATCATGGGCAGCAGGTTATCCACAAGAAAGGTCTGTGCCGTGTCGGCCAGCGCCTGCAGCGGCTCGGTGAGGTCTGCGCCGGTGGACCAGTTGCCCATCACGTTTTCCGCAGCCGCCTTCATGGCGGCAAAGCTGCCGGTCAGGGTGGTGGCTGCTTCCCTTGCGGTAGTGCCGGTGATGTCCATTTCCTGCTGGATGATGTGGATGGCGCTGTACATGTCGGCCAGATTTCCGAGGTCATACTTCACGCCGGAGATCTTGGTGGCGTCGTTCAGCAGCCGCTGCATCTCGGCCTGGGTGCCGCCGTAGCCGAGCTTGAGGTTATCCAGCATGGTGTAATTCTGCTTGGCAAAGCCCTGATAGGCGTTCTGGATATCCTGCATATCCGTGCCCATCTTGTTGGCGTTGTCGGCCATATCCACCATGGCCATGTTGGCAAGCTGGGCGGCGGCGTTGGTGTCCTGGCTGACGCTGGACAGCAGGCTGGCCGCAAAGCTGGTGGTCTGCTCCATGTAGTCGTTGGCAGAAAGCCCCACGGTCCGGTATGCCTGCGCGGCGTACTCCTTGACCGTGTCGGCACTGTCCTTGAACAGCGTTTCCACGCCGCCAAGGCTCTGCTGCAGGGCACCGCCCATGTTGATGGAATCCGAGATGATCTTGCCGATGCCGGCCGCCGCGATCACTTTCTTCAGGGTGCCGATGAGTTCCTGACCGATGCTCTGCCCGGTCTGCTCGCCAAGGCCTTCGGTCTCTTCGTCAAACATCTCGGTCAGGGCGCTTTTGATGCCCTGCGCCGAGGGCACGATCTGGACATACGCCTTGCCCAGTTCGATTCCGTCCGCCATGGTGTCAACCTCCTTTCAGCGCCGCAAGGGCGGCGTCAAATTCTTCTGCGCTGGCGTAGCACTGCACGTTGCTGGTGTCCGCCTCGCCGCGCAGGTCGGCCAGCACGGAGGGCGGCTTGGACGTGTCGCTGTGCAGCCACCAGAGCACCTGGGTCAGGCGGTCGGCGGCATAGGCCAGCAGTTCCGTCTCAAAGTCCACCGTGCGGCCTGCCGCCTTGCGCAGGCTGCGGCTTGTTTCCGGCAGGCCTGCGGCCAGGGTAGCGGCCAGACGCAGCGGCAGGGCGCGCCAGTCCAGTACATGGTAATACTGGGCAAAATCGCAGATGAGCGCGTCCTCGTCCGATGCGATCAGTTCGGCAAGGATGCAGAGTTTTTTCCGGCCGTGAAGCTGTTCATCAGCTCGCCCAGGGCGTCCGCCACCTTGGCCACCGGCACGCGGCCGTCCGGGGTGCGCAGGTGGTCATACAGCTTCTTCCGGCCCTCCTTGCCCAGCAGGCGCAGGGTCAGGTGGCTCATGTCAAAGACGTTGCCGTCCTGCATGCCGCCCAGGGCGTCCAGCAGTTCGGCGTCGTCCAGAACGTCCTCGCTCAGCTCGATCTCAAAGCCGTCGTTCGTTTTTGCAGTAATCATGCCTGCACCTCCTTGGTCTTGGCAGCGGCCTGGGCGGCAGCAGTGCCGCCCAGAATGTACTCGTAATGGGTGTTGCCCTGGGCATCCGGCACGGCGGTCAGGGTGGTGTTGTAACCCACGGCGCTCTTGGCGTAGGTGATATCGCCCACGGCGGTGACGGCGGCATCCGGGATGACGATGCGCTTGACCGCCTTGTTCTTCATCACCATCTCAATGACCCAGCTGCAGTCCTTCTGCTCGGAGGAGTTTGCCTTGACCGTGATGCCGGTGTCCAGCGTGCCGGTGACGTTGTCGTCGCCGTACACGGACTTGAGCACCTCCACGTTCAGGGCCTCCAGCAGGGTGTACTGGAAGGTGTCGGGCTTCTCGGTCTGCTGGGTCAGCACGGTGTCGCCGCCCCAGGCGTTGGTGTTCTCGCCGGAGGGCGAGTTGCTGTTGGTCACGCCGTCCTCGGAGGCGTAGCCCAGGCACTTAAAAGCCTTGTCCAGTTCGGTCTTGGCGTCGGTGGGCAGCGGGGTGCCCAGCGGGGCACGCCAGATGGCACCGCCCACTTTGGGCTTGGCGGCGGTCACGTTCTTTGCATCTGCCATAAAAAAGGCTCCTTTCGTTCTCAGTAATGCACTACGCCGAAAACGGCCTGATACCGGGGCCGTTTGCGGGTGGTGTCGGGGAAATTGTAGTCGGAATAAAGGTCGCAGCGCACAAGCTGCGGCAGGTTGTCGGCGTCCTGCATGGCGGCCTTGACAAGCTCGTTGAGCTTGGCCGCATCCAGGGTGCCGTCGTGGCTGGTGGCGGCGGGCCCGTAGGACTGCACCGCGATGGTGGCGCTATGGATGCCGTCCTCATAGCCGGAGCCGGTCTTTTCCACCACCACAAAGCGGGCGGGGGCCGGGGTTGGCACGCTCAGCCGGACTGGCACGTCCAGCCGCTCGGCCAGAAAGCTGCGGATGGTTTCTTCGATCATCTTTTTCTCCTGTAGCGGATGGCACGGCAGTCTTTCAGGCGCTTGTGGAGATGCACGCCCTCAATGCCGTGTGCGGTCGAGGCGGCTTTGAGCAGGGTGTTGTTGGCCGAGTTATCGTCAACGGCCTGCCGGGTGGCGGTCTCCACCACGGCCACGGCGCGGGTGGCGGCCACATAGGCCTCGTACCCGTCGCCACAGCGGTCTTTCACGGTGTCGGCCCGCGCTTTCAGCACGGCCTGCATCTCGGGGCTGCGCATCAGGGCGCGCACCCCGGCGCGATCCAACTCAAAGCGCACCTTACTCATCCCTTACCACCTGCACTTTCTTGTTCCAGCACAGAGGGATCATGCGTTCGATGCCCTGCACAACGCCACCGCAGGTGCGAAAGCGCTGGCCAAAGAACTCCACCTGCACGTCGTTCCAGTCGTGGGCGTCGCCCTTGGGGATGGCCAGCGTGTAGGCCAGCCGCCGCCCGGTCAGCTGCAGCTCGGTGGTGATCTCCTCGGCAGAGGGTTCGCCCACCAGCACGTTGTGCACGGTGACCGGCGTTTCGGCATAGACCGGGGCGTCGGCCTCGTCGGTGCCGGTCTGGGTCTTTTCGTACAGGGTGACGTCGATGCCTTTCAACATAAGTCCTCCAGCGGGCTGCGGGCCCCCACGCGGCTGCCAACGCCCAGCAGCTTCTTTTCCAGCTTGGAAAGATACAGCTCCCCGGAAGAGCCGCCGCTCATGGTCCAGCTCTGGCTGTAGCCCAGCGCGGTGGCGGTGCCCTGGGTGGCCCCCATGGGAAAGCTGACGCCGCCCTCGCTGTCGCTTTCGCCCAGCTGGCGGCGCACCATCCGGCAGGAAACGAGCCGTTTGGCGTCCTCTCCGGCGTCCGGGTTATAGGCGTCGATGATGACCGCCGCCTCGCTCAGCAGGGTGCTGCAGCGCTCCTGTTCGTCCTTGGAGAGGGCACGGAACCCGGCTTCCACATCACACACTTCGGCGTAGGTCATGAGGCACCCCGTTACACTTCGGTGCGCTTGATGTACAGGGTCTGGGGCTTGGAGACCTTCAGGCCGTACACCTTGCGGCCCTGCACAGCGGATGCGCCGATGTACTTGCCGGAGCCGGACAGGTCCTGCAGATGGATGGCTACCTGCCACTCCATCACGCGGTGGCACCAGTTGGGGTGACCGGCAATGAACTCGGTGGTGGTCTTTTTGCTGGTCACGCGGGTGGTACTCTCGTAGTCCATGTTGTTGGATTCAAACACGTTGAAGCCCGCAATGCGGCCCACAACACCCTGCTGCACCAGCTCCTGCGACAGGTCGCCCTGCTTGATATAGTGCTCGTCCAGCATCAGCACCTCCAGATACTCCGGGGATGCGATGAGGAAACGGCCATCGGCAGGCACGCCCTTGCGGCCCAGCACGCGCTTGGCCTCCAGCGCCAGCTTATAGGCGTTGCTCTCGGTGGCTGCGGTCTTGGTGGCGCTGATGGTGGCACCGGTGGCACCTTCCAGCGCGGCAATGGACTTCTTGTCGATGGACAGGGCCAGAGAGTAACCGGCGCTGTCCAGACGGTCGGCCACGATGTCATCCGGCACGCTGTCGGCGTCGTAGCCGTCGATCAGCTCGTTCACGGCCTCGTCGTGGTCGATGTTCAGGTCCAAATAGGTGGTGGTGCCCGCCTCGGCAGCGATGCCGTTGGCCTTGTCGTATTCCTTGACGGCCACCTCGGTGTCACGGACCGGGATCTTGACCTTGCCGGAGGTGGGGTCGCCCTCGTAGCGGCTGTTGAAGATGAGGTTATCACGGGTCACCAGCTGGTTGCGCAGCTTTGCGTCCACCAGAGTGGCCCAACGTTCCTGATTTGCATGTGCCATAAAAATTACTCGCTTTCTCCGTGCTGCTGCACGGCTGTCAGATTTTCAGACCGGGGTTGCGGTCCATGAATGCGGCGGTGACACCGTCCTTCTCGCTGGGCAGGTGCCGCGGTTCACCGCCGCCGGGCAGGACAGGATAACCGGGCGCGGGTGCGGGTGCCGGGGCGTCCTCACCAAAGGCCCAGGGGTTTGCCTTAGCGGCTTCGTCCAGCGCCTTTGCGATGTCGGCAGTGCGGTCGGCAGAGCCCTTCAGGCCGTCCACGTCCAGCAGGGCACGCACGGCCTTGACGCTGCGGCCCTTCTTGCCGAGGATGGCAGTGTCGAGGGCGTTGTCGAAGGCAAAGCCATCGGCCTGTGCCTTCAGGTCGGCCTGCAGCTTGGCCAGCTCGGCCTCGTATTCCTCCGGCTTCTTCTTGCCGTCAAAGGCGGCAAGGCCGTCCTGTGCGGTCTTGAGCTGGGCCCGTGCGGCGGTCAGCTGGGTCTGCAGGGCCGTGGCGGCGGACTTCTCCCGGTTGATGTCCGCGCCGTTTTCCTGCATGAGCCAGTTCAGCTGCTCGTCGGTGATGCCGGGGATCTTGTTCTTCACATCTTCGCGTTTCATGGTGGAAACTCCTTTCAGGTTGTGTGACCACAGTTTTTATACACTGTTCGCTGTCAGTATTCGGTCTTGGGCGGGTTACGCACCGCCCGCTGCGTGGCACCGTCTGGAGGCATCGAACCTCCCGCTTCCGGTTTTGGAGACCGGCGCTCTTCCTGAATGAGCTAAGACGGCATGAAAAAAGCACCGTGCATTTTTTGCACAGTGCTTGAAAATGGGCAACAAAAAACCACGGTGCGGGTGCATCGTGGTTGGATTACTGGTCTTGTTCCCAAGACCACTGTTTGAACTTGTTGAATGCGTCCACCGCTTCAGGTGGAATCTGGTCAAATTGTTTGGACGAAATGGCTTCACGGTAGGGGTCGAAAATATCAATCAATTTTTGAATATCCGACGGGTATTTCAGAATGACCATTATTTTCGCCTCCTTAATGACATGAATTCTGCTTCGACTTCGTCAAAACGTTCGCCTAAATACATATCAGCTGCGTATTGGCTTAACTCTCTTACATTATCGCGCGTGATACCCAGTTTGTCAATGCGTCCTTTGCACTTTTTGCACAGGGCATCAAGATATTCTGCACGGTTTTCACGGGTGATAACCCAGCCGGACTGCCGGAAGTCCGCGGCCTGTTTCATGTGCCACATTTCGTGAGCTTCGATTACTCCGAAACCACCAGAAGCGTCTTGAACAGTCTTTTTGCCAACGCTTTCCGCATAATAAACAACGTTCTCGCACGGGTCGTAAATACCGACTGCGCCGCGCAGCTCGTTATCGCCGACAACGATGATTTTGGGCTTCCGGTCAAGGCTGACACCCCAGTCGGAAAGCGCTTTTTCGGTATTTTGATTGATTCTATGGAGAGCTTTCGGCTTTATTGTTGCCTGGTCTGAAACATAAACCGGCGTTTTGTAAGATTCAACCTGTCTTACAGAGAGCTTGACTTCCTCCGAACGCCGAATCAGAGATATCTCGCTGACTGCGCCTCTGTCTTTTCGGTACGCCTGAGCCGCATACGCCGCCCGCTTCTGCGCATTGATAACATCCTTCCGGGCCGCATAATCAATCCGCCGCCAGTTGTTGATGTCGCTGCCCGCCTCCCGGTACTGTCGGAGGTATTCTTCCGGGTCGTAGCCGGAAACGTCAAACTCCCGGCTGAACCGCACCGCGAACTCGCAGTCACAGTTGGCGTGGATGTGCTGGGTGTGGCCCTTCTTCAGCAGGTTCTTGCTGGCCCGCTGCCAGCCGTTGGAGGCCAGCATCCGGCAGAACGGGCAGGCGTCGCCGTGGGGCACCCACGCCCATTCGGCACCGTCCCGGATGGCGTTGTGCGCGGTGGTGTCGGCACCGGCCTGCTTGACCATGCGGGAAACGCCCTGCTGCAGGCTGGGCGGGCTGTCCTGCGTGGCCTTGACCATGCCGGTCACTTCGCCGTAGGTGGCGGTGGGAGCCGGTTCTGCGGCGGGCAGGGTGACCCCCTGCGCCTCGGCCAGGGCGTCGTACATCTGGCAGGCCAGCTCTGCGCTGCCCTCGCCGTACTTGGTCACAAGGGCATAGGCGTAGCGGATGAGAGCGTCGGTGTCGGCTTCCGGGTGCCCGTCCATGTACTCCCGCATGAGCTGTCCGGCCTTCTGGTTCAGCCGGGAGAGCCGGGAAATGTAATCATCCCACGCCGCTTGTGTCAGTTTCATCTTCCATCTCCATCAGCACCTGTGCACCCCGTGCCCGCTGCTCCTGCGCCTTGATGCGCCGGATGTCCGCCTGGTCAAACCCGATCATCTCCAGGAAGGTGTCCGTGCCGGCGAACTCCTGCCGGGCAGATGCGATCTTGATGGCGGCGTCGGCGGTCACGGCCACGCTGGGCATGGCGGGGTTCTTGAAGTGGGCCATGATGCCGGTCTCTTCCTCGGTCAGGTCGGCCAGGCGGCAGTCCCGTGCCACGGCCTGTGCCATGCAGGCAATGGTGCGCAGCGCGTCGCCGTTGCCGGTGTTCAGCTGCTGGGCCAGAAGCACCAGCGTCTGGCTCTGGGCAAGAATGGCGTCGCTGCTGGTGGGGTTGGCGTCGTTCACCACGCCCACGTCGGTCACGGTCAGGCCGGTGGCCGCCGCAAACTGGGTGGCGGTCATGCGCATCTTCTCCACATGAGGCGTCAGGCTGCCCTGTGCCAGCTGGCCCAGGGTCGGGTTCTCGCCGGTCTCCGGGTTGGCCGTGGCGGCGATGATGGCTCCCATGTAGGTCTTGAATTTGTTGGAAATGATGGCGTCATACTGCTCATCGGTCACGCCGAGGATGTACTTCTGGGGCGTGGTGGCAAACTCCAGCGCGATGGTGGCGTTGACGGCGGTGCGGATGTAGTCATTGATGAGGGCGCGAATGGGATTTTTTAGCCGGGAGCGGCCGAAGGGCTTGGAGTTGGTGGCGTTCCAGATCAGGGGCTCCATCAGCGGGCGGCCCATCATCTGGGGGTTGTATTCTGCTGTCCATCTGTCCTGCTCTCTGCGCAGAACAACGATGTGCGTGTCCGTGTAGAGGTACACCAACGCGGGGGTCCATTCATTGCTTACGCTTTCATCCGGTGCCGTATCTACGATGGCAAGACCGCAGTCGATGCGGCCCTTCTCGCCGTTCCAGAGGGCGGCTGCCGTTGCAGGCGAGTGGAACCGGATGCGGCATCCAACCTCCGGGTCAGCGAACAGGGCGGCAAAGGTGCAGCCGTATTTCAGCTCGTCCCGGCAGGCCTTGGCGTACTGTGCCACAAGGCGGTTGTCGGCCACCAGCTTTGCAAGGCTGTCCAGACTGCCGCCGGTGCCTACAAAGCCGTCGAACATGCTCCGCGCGGCCAGCACGTCCACGGCCTTCTGGCCCCAGCTGCAGCCCACTTCCAGGTTTTCCATGCCCTTTTTCGGCAGGGCGATGCCGAGGTTTACGTCCTTCAGGGTGATGTGACCCTCATAGTATTTATCCTTGAGCGTGTTGCTGCTCTGGTGGTAGTTAAAAACGTCGGCCAGATCCCGCAACTGCTGTTGCTCGGCCGGATGTAAGCCTTTCACGGTGCCAAAATTCAGAGTGACTAACATAGGGCTCCTTTCAGCCGATGCGCATCTTGCGGGTCGGGTCGCGGCGGCAGGTCTTTGCGCCCCACAGGGCCAGCGAGCAGGCTTCCACCGGCAGGCTGTTCTCGCCGCCAAAGCCAAAGCCGCCCGCAAGGGGGCGCTTGGTGGCGGTGACGGCGCTCTCATTCAGGGCGGTCTGGGGTGCGTACCAGGTCAGGCTGCCCTCGCTCACCGCGTTGGTGAACAGGCTCACGGCGGCGATCACGTCCCGTGCTCCGGGCCGGACGACCGCGTTCTTTGCCTTCCAGACCTCCCGGATGCGTTCCACCAGCACGTCCACGCCGTTGCGCCCGTCGATGACCACGCAGCTTGCCCTGCCGTACCGGTCGCACAGCCAGTCCGCCAGCCAGGCAAGGCCCTGCCCGGTGGGCCGCAGGTCGATGAGGGAGACGCGAGCGGGCCCCTCCTTCGGGATGACCGCGCCGCACAGGCACACGGAACTGCCGTCGGCGGCAAACTTGACGCCATAGGCGGTCTTGCCCTCCGGCTTTTCGTCCTCGCTGGCGCAGGCTGCCCACGCCTTGCGGTCGAGGGCGTAGTCCAGATGCTCCGTGATCTCCGGACTCCACCAGCCCAGACGTTCTCGCGCAAAGGTGTCCGGGTCCAGCTGTTCGGCTTCGCCCTCGATGGTGGAGAACTGGATGCGCCGCCCCAGTGCCGGGTTGGCGGCTGCCCAGCGGGCGGGGTCCTTCACGTCGCCGATCTCCGGCACGCTGAACTCGAACCACGCGGCCTTTTTGGCTTCGCCCTCCAGCGCCCGCTTGCGCAGGGCCCGGAACACGGTGCCCACGGCATCCGGGCCGGGCGGGGTGCCGACGTAGATGGTCTGGGGGTTCAGGCTGGCCGAAATGGCCGGGATGAAGCTGCCCTGTGCGGTCTCGTCCAGCTCCTGCGCCTCGTCGAAGATGAGCAGGTCGCCGTGCTGGCCGCGTCCGCCGTTGCGGGTGCGGGCCAGAAACTTGATGCGCGCGCCGCTCTTCAGGATGATCTGCTCGCGGCCCAGGGCGGTGCGGATCTCGGAAACATACCGGCGCATTTTCGGCCCCTCAAAAAAGGCCCGCATTTCCTCAAAGGTCTCGGTGGCGGTCTTTTGCAGGTGGGCCGTGTAGATGACCGTTTCGTTGAACATGAGCATGCCGGACGCCGCCCGCCCCTGCACCAGCAGGCTCTTGCCGTTCTGGCGGGGCACGCTGCCGCCCGCCGTGGGGGCTGTCCATTTGCCGGACACGGTGCGGCCCATCCAGTCGTCCAGGATGTCGCTCTGCCACGGGTCCAGCACGGTGCCGCCCGCCCGCAGGATGCGCACCGCATCCGGCCCGTCAGTGGCCCGGTATTCCGGCGCGATGCGTTCGGACGGCTCCTGGCTTCCCATCATTTTCACGCTCTGCGAGGATCTCGCCGATCTCGTCGCCATCGTTGTCTGCTCCTTCGATCTCTTCAATTTCCCGGATGGTCTCACGGTACTGCTTGGTCAGCTGGGGCAGGGCCCGGCAATCCTCGCAGGTGTCGATGCCCGCCGCCAGCACCTTGGCCAGCTGTTTGAGCTGGTCCAGCCGGGTGCCCCGTGCCGTGATGCTTTTCATGGTCGCCATGGCCCGGAACACCTCCTTGAAATTTTCCCGTGTGTAAATCGGCGCTGGACAGCACGGGAGTCGCCGTGGGCGGGGGAGGGGGACCCTCCCCACCCCTCACCAGTCACCGTCAGAAACCTTCGGAATCCGCACGAATCTGCCCGTTTTCGGGCCGTTTTGCCCGGTTTTGTTGCCCTTCTGCGCGTTGCAGAACCAGTGCGCGGGCTGGAGGTTCGACCAATCTTCTGCCGCTGCCCGCGCCGATTGGTAGCCGAACTCCCGCCAGCGGGAAACCGGCTTGATCTCGTCCACCACGAAGGACAGCGGGTGCTGCGCGTCGGAAGGCTCATCGTAATGGATTGGACCGAAACGTCCGTGACAGATGCCGCATTCGCCGCCCATCGCCCGGAGCCGGGCCCGGTTGCGCCGCCGCAGCTGTCCGTTGGCATAGCGTGGGTTGCCCATGCGGTTCACCTCCTGACAAACAAAAAGCCTGCGCAATGGCAGGCAGGCTCCCGCCCCCGGTAAACACCACCGGGGTCTTTTGCAGGGCCGGAGTGCTTCGCGGCAGGGGCAGGGTATAAAATGCCCCCGGGGTACAAATGAGGCCCGGGGGTGGTAAATATGGAGCCGTTGGCCGGACTTGAACCGGCATCGTGACCCGCCCTGACCGGACGGTGCTCTGCTTGAGCTACAACGGCATGGAATGTGCACAGCTGCCCGCAACGGCAGCTTGCTGGTCAGAATGGAAGGGAAACCGCTTGGCTATGCTACCATGCACATTGTGGGATGATGTCCAGAACCCGCGTCTATTCAAAGGCCCCGCCGGGTACAGGCCCGGACGGTGCCGCTGGATAGCAAAGCAAAATGCCCGGCTGGTACATTCAGGCTGTTGGTCGGTAAGGTGTTCCCCTGTCGCAGCCGGGCAATACAAAAGCCGCAGGGTGTTGGATGTTGTCCAGCTCCTTGCGGCTTTCGCAGTCTAATAATATCACAGGTCAAACAGTGCAAAACAGTGCGCGTTGCATCAAAAACAGTGCAAAACAGTGCGCAGTGCCCTCAAAACAGTGCGTTTACTGGCACTCCGGGATGTCCAGAGCCTTGACGGCCAGCTTGTGGCGGCGATACACCCGGCTCACATCCATGCCCATCTTGACGGCGATCTGCTCCCACTTCTTGCCACCGATGTACCGCAGGTACAGGATTTCATAATCCTGTATGTCCACGGTCTGGTTCATGACGCTCAGGATCTCCTTGCAGATCCTCTGGCACTTCATCACCTGCGCGTTGGCTTCCTGCATAGCGTCCGTAATGCGTTCCACAGAGCGGGGCAGCGCCTGACCGTCACCAGCGCCGCCGGGAACAGGGGAGAGCACCTGTGTGATGTGCTCCGCGTCTGTGCGGTACCGCTCTACCTCTTCCAACTTGATCTTTTCCAGCTTTGCGGCCTTGCGGTACCGCCGTAACCATTCCTTTTTTTCTTCATAGGTCATCGGACTGAATCCTCCCTTTATTCCCCCATAAGGTTGTCCATCAGGTGAAACATATCCAGCTGCGAGGTGTATGCGCTAAAGCGTTCCTCTTGCCGGTCGAAATACTCTTTGCAGAGCTCAAACCCTACAAAGGACAACCCGGCATTGTAGGCTGCAATCCTGCTGCTACCGCTGCCGAGGTGTGTGTCAAGCACTTTCCATCCCTGTTTGGCGTACCGCTGGAAAATCCAGTCATACAGGGCAACAGGCTTTTGCGTCGGGTGGATTCTCTTCTCATTCAGGGCCTTGTTTCCCTGCATGATGTACCCCTCTGAAATGCTCTTTCCCTGTAGCATACCGTTCCACATGAACCGGAACAGACGCACGCTGTCAAACAGATCTGTTGCAGCAAGCTCACAATCCGAGAAACTTGTGCTCTGGTTGCATTTATCCCACACGATCCTACCGGGTGCAAACTCGTAGTCGAAATAATTGCAGCCCCAGACGATATAGTGCGCAGCAACCCGGCGCAGTTCGTCAAAATAAGCCTTGCCCGGAACTTCCCACGATTCTATTACAGGGTAGTAACAACGGCGCACGCCGATCTTGCTTTGCTTACAGCCATAATATCCGCGGTGCTCTGGGCCGGAAAAGTATGGAGGATCTACAACGGCGAGGTCAAAATACCCGTCCGGGATTTTTGCCATGCCCTCCATACAGTCCATGTTGTAGCAAACACTTATGTTTCCGTCCATGGCACGCTCACCCCATAGGAATATATCTGTTTTCGCACTGGACGTTGTTGCAAAAACGCTCGGCTCCAATGACTTTCAGCGGCTTGCCACAAATCGGGCAGAATTTAGGCACCCCGCGTGTCTGGTACGGGTTCCCATCTGCCTTTGTTCCACCCGCTTGCAGCAGGTGAGCCATACACGCAATAGAGCCGGGCATCACCACCGCCATACAGTTATGGCGTGCCTTGCAAGAACTACAATCCATTTTTGTTTGCCTCCTATACCGCCCCGCCGGGCGGCGCCTCTTGTTAATTTGCGGTCACGCAGGTAAAGCGCTGCGTCATCTTGTCAAATTCCAGCCCGGCATTGCCCACGCGGCCCTCTTTGTTTTTGGTCAGGCGGCTGAAATAGGTGTCACCATCAGCGGACAACAGCAAAATGGCATCCGCGTCCTGCTCGATCTGGCCGGATTCACGCAGATCTGCGTTGGACGGTTCAGCCCGTGCAGCGTTACGGTTCAGCTGGGCCAGAGCCACAACGAGGATGCCGGTTGTCTGGGCCAGTTCATGCAGCGCAATGGAGATTTCGGTGATGGCGTTGTATCGGTCGCTGCTGCCGCGCTCATGGATCAGCTGCAAATAGTCCACGAAAATGATATCTGCTTTCATGCGGAGAGCTTGCGCCTTGATCCACGCCACGCCCTTGCCTGCGGCAGAGCGAATGTACAACGGCCAGCGCTTCATATCGGCCAGCCGGTCGAGCTCGTTTATTGACAGGGTTTTATTTTTGACCGCCGAGAGAGGAGCGTACAGCTGGTTTGCGATCAAGCGCGCCTGCAGGGTGGCCGGGTCTGTTTCCAGCGAGAAATAACACACCCGCTTGCCCTGCTTTGCCATCCCGGCAGCAAGCTGGAGGCTCAGAGCGGTCTTGCCTGCGCTGGGTCTGCCGCCGATCACGAAATAGTTGCCGGGGACGAGATGCAGGTTTTCGTCCAGCTTGGACAGACCGGTGCGGATGTACCGGGGTTTCTCTCCCAAGTGTCGGATATAATCATCCAGCAGCTCGCCTACGCTTTGAAAGTCTCCCTTCTCGGTGTGGATATCCAGCGCCTGACCCATCTGCTGATACAGATCCGGCAGGTCATCAAAGGCGGTTGCAGCATCCACGGCCTTAAAGGCAAGGCTCTGAAAACGCACCTTTGCAGCATCCTCCATGATGATCCGCGTCCACTCTTCCACGCGGTCACGGGTCAGCCGGATGCACTCACTCTCACAGGAGGCCACGCAGGACAGCAGGTTTTGCTTTTGGTCTGGGTATTTTGCCGCGATCTGCATGATATCCAGCAGGCCCTTTGTGATCCAGAACCCTTGCACGGCTGCAAAGGTGGGCTGCAGTTCAGGCCGGAAATGCTCAATGCTCAACTCCGGCAGGGAATACGGTGCCAGCTGATCGTCCATCAGCAGCGCGCCTATCAATACGCTTTGCACGTCCATCACAGATCCTCCCATGTACGCCCGCCATACGGGGTTGCAGGCTGTGCAGCGGGCTGGCCCCACTCTTTCCGGTTCCTCAGCCAGTTACGCGCTGCCGCTTTCCAGTCCTTCATCTTGGTTTTGCCCACGATCCACCCGTTAGCCTCGTACCGGTCAACGAACTTGTCAGCCTCGGTCTGAGCATCAGCAGACGGGACACCACGCTCCCGGAAGTACGCTCTGACCTGTTCCACCGTAGGCGGTGAAAAACGAGTTGCGGACGGCCCTTTATTCTCGCTTTTATTATTATTTTCTTTCTTGGGTGCACATTCTGCACCGGTAGAGGTGCACTTTTTGCACCCATCAGAGTGCACATTATTCACCGGTGCATTTTCTTCACCGGTGCACTTTTTGCACCCATCAGACGCAGAAGCACACGCCGCAGGGCGAAGCGCTGCATACCGGTTTGTGGGCCTGCCGTTTACCGGCTCAGTCCACTTGCGGATTAGGCCGTCCTTTTCCAGTTCAGCCAGCAGGTTCAGCACGGCCCGTTTGCTCAGCTTGAAATACTCCACAATGTAGCTGACAGAGCCATAAAAGCAAGACTGTTCGTCCTGTGAAAAACCCCAGATCAGGGCATAAATCAAGAGTTTGTTGCCGTTGAGGTTGTAGTCTGTGACCATCCACGGCTGCACCACAACATATCCGTCTTTTCTCATCCTGCTTGTCCTCCTGAATCAAAACGGGAGATCGTCACTGTCATCAATCACTGCAAAATCGTCCACGCCGCCGTAGTTTGCAGGCGGGTCTGCTTTCGGCCAGGCATCAGAGCGCGGGGCAGCCTCGCCGCCCTCGTCCACCGGCTTGCTGGTGCCCTTGGAGCCCGCAAAGTTGATGTTGTCCGCCACCACGGCAACGGATGTACGGTTGTTGCCGTTCTTGTCCTGATAGTTGTTGGTCTGGAGACGGCCATTGATGGCGACCAGACTGCCCTTCTGGAAGTAGCGGCACACAAAATCCGCCTGCTGCCGCCATGCCACGATATCCACAAAATCGGCCTGACGCTGCTCGCCGGGCTTTGCAAAATTGCGGTCACAGGCAATGCGGAAACGGCAGACATTCACGCCCGCCGGGGTGGTGCGGAGCTCAGGATCCGCCACAAGGCGGCCCATGATAGCGGTAACATTAAGCATTGATATAGTCCTTTCCAACGGCGGCCATCCATGCAGCGTGTGCGCCGGGGCCGTTCTTCTCCTCATATTTTGCCTGCGCAACGGCTTTCAGGGTCTGGGCGCAGGCGGCGTTGTGGTGCGGGCTCATGCCCGGCTCGTTGTGGTGCTGGTGGCACAGCCAGACCTTGAGACCGTGCCGCTCAGAGAAGCTGCGCAGCGGCCCATTGAGGATGTGGTGCTCCTCCAGCCCGCGCGTGGTTTTTACCGCATACCAGCGGCGGCAGATATAGCACTCCCGCTCTGCCTGAATGATGCTTTTAGACAAGCGGCACCCCATCCTTTTGCGTGCTCTCATAAGCCTCGTGGTAAGAGTGCACATTGTCGACCTGATACTTCTGGCCGTTGACAAGTTTAATGGTGAACCCATCAATGAAGCCATACCGCCGGGCGGCGTTGATACACTGCGCCAAGTCCCGTGCGGTGTTCCGGTCGGTTCCGTGAGCCATCAGCAGCTTGCAAAAGCGCTTGCGGGTCATTTTCTTGGTCATCTGTCAAGACTCCTTTCCAATAGCGCCCTGGCCTCTCTGAATCCTGGCATACATTTCGTCGTAAGGGTACAGCGTGGCCTCCGTAAAGCACTCGGCTTTTTCGTTGTAGACCATCAGGACGCCCTTGTTCCCCTCAGAGTAGTGGCGCAGTTCGATGATGGTACGGACAGCCTGCCGGATATCGCGAGCCTGTGATTTGTGCTGCGAGATCATCAGCTTTTCAAAGCGTTTGCGTTTCATGGTTCACTCCATTCCTGCCAATAAGCAGTTACCACGGGATCATTGACGCCCATCTCAGCGAGGCGGTCAAAGATCCCGTCGATCAGTGCTTTCATTTCGCCGGTGGTGAAGGTGCTGGAACCCTGTGTGCACTTGACCGTGCAGCGGTTGGTGTCCAGGATCTCCACCACATGGACGATGCGGTAACAGCCGCGGAGGATGTCCAGAGCACCCGCCGGGACTTCCAGATAATCTACCTTGGCACCGTACTTCTCCAGCATCTCCAGATAGCAGTCCTCCGGGGTCACGCCGCCGGTGCGCCCGCCGTTGTAATGGTCTGCCATGATGGTGAGCAGTGCCCACATGAGGCTGTTCTGGGCCGTGCTACGCTTGTGGTGCTCTGGCTCCACGGTCAGGGTCAGGCGCAGGGGCTTGTCCTTGGCCAGTTCATCCAGCCGCTGGAAGAGCTGAGTTTCCACAAATTCCCCGGCGCTTTCCACTTCCAGCTTGCCGGTCTGTGGATAATACACCACCGGCAGGCGGCCGATCACTCTGCTTGCCATACCACTTTACGCTCTCCCTGCAGCAGCTGCGCACCGATGATGTGCCCATCTTCAGCCCGCAGCAGCTTGTCCACGGTCAGAGCGCTGTGCAGACGGTAGCCCGCCACCGTGGGCGGGTCGTTGGGGTTCTTTGCCCGCTTGTGCACCGGGTCAATGCTGACCTGATCGGCGGCAAAGGTCAGGGAGGGAAGTGCCATCACGTCAGCACCGGCACCCCAGAGCGCGCAAGCAGCCAGAAAGCTGCCGTTTTCCTTCCACTTGTCGGGGTTAGAGATCTGCAGCTTGCCCGCCGGGGCAGCTGCGTCCTTGATGGCGAAGTTGTTCATCAGCGGGTGATACACGCCCACGCCGCACCAGAGACGGCCATCTGCGAAGTAGTAGCGCCGCGTCCAGCCCAGCGTGCCAAACGTCTCATCCATCATGCACCAGACGGCAGCGGGGTCAGGCAGTAGCCGGACGCGCACGGCATCTGCACTGCACTCGCAAATGACCACTTGCACCTCCTGCGGGGCTGTCTGACGGGGTTTGGGGGCAAACAGGGGAAACTGTACCGCCTGCGTCGCCGGGCGCTCCTGCGCGCTCTGGACGGGCTTTCTGCGGGTGGTGCTTTTCGCGTTACTTTTTGCGGTTGTAGACATTCTGCAAACGCTCTCCTTTCTCGTTGTAGGATCTCGGATCAGCCAGCGGGTGCAGCCAACCATATTGCAAGGCTGCCTGTGCGGCCGAACGTGCCGCCGGGGGGGCTTTCCAAAGATCATTCATCTCGTCCGCGGTCACGCCGCAGGCAATGTGGGTGTGCTTGGTGCAAGTCACCATGCAGATGACCACACCGTCCGCCGTGGTGGCGTAGATCACCGGCGGCATCAGGTGCCGGATCTCGCAGAGCAGCTTGGCCTGCCTGGTCGGGGTCATGGCACGGGGCCACAGCCAATCCTCGTCCATCATCCACACGGGTTTCCCGTTCTGATAGACCTTTTGCGCCTGCGGCCATGCGTGGGCGTAGATCTTGCGCATGACCGTGGCATGAGTTTTGCCGTGGATCTCGGCCCACTCGTCAACCGTAACCATACGGCCCATGGGATCATCTCCTTTCTGTGCTTTGGTACACTGGCAGCGGCTTTTGTTTTACTTCCTGCCGCCATCGGAAGGCTGTCTATGTTCCAGCAGTCACCGACACTACTTTTCAACTGTTTATTACCGGGTGCGAGTCTTACGGATACAAAGTCACCCACCTTTTGACGCAATAGGTTGTTGCGGATTTTTTTCTATTGTGCTGCTTCTGCACGCACCGGCCTATCAAGGCCCGCCGGAGTCCCGTGTGGCCCCAATACCACACATCTTGTCACAATGAGAGAGGCTCAACATGCGGCCCGATCAGATACGACTGATCCAGTCGGTTTTTGCATCTCAAAGGGGGTGGCAGTGGCTCTTGTTTTACCTCCTGCCACCAGTGGAGGGCGCTGTTATCGGTTGTTGTGGCGGTACATCAGGGCAACATAGAGCAGATCCAGACCGAGGATCACATAGATCAGTGTTTTCATGGGTACGCTTCCAGACGGGTGATCTGATAGATCGAGTTATACAGGTAGTGTCTGCCGCCGCGCAGATACTCCAGATTGTTCAGCAGCATCTCCAGATGATACAGGGCAGGCGGCGGATTGCTGCCCTTGAGGTGGTAGTGCAGCCAGTGGATCAGCTCACCCAACTGCGGATCGCTCAGCCGCAGTACCGTGGAGGCCTGAAACTTGTGCCCATGGCCATCCACGGCGTAGTACAGGATGCCGGCATATTGCAGCTGATCCAGATCTGTGCTATACTCTGGTGGGAGAAAATTGTTCATATTTTCTTTGAGCTTGTCCGTGTTGGCGCACGGGCAGGCTCTTTCTTTTTGCCCGGTCATAAGCCCATCAGTTTGGAGAGGAAAGCTGCCTCCTTGTCGGTAAAGACGGCAGCCTTTCCAGCCTTGCCGGTGACGACTTCCAAAAAATTCTGCTTCACTGCCGTTGCGATCATATCAGCAAGGGAGGACGCAGCTTTCATGCGTGCGGCAGAAGGTGCATCCGCCGGGATTACCGAGGCCACAGTGCTCGCCAGTGCAAGGCTCATGGTGGCTGAGACATCAGCACGAGAAGTCCCTTCCGGTGCTTTTATGTTGACAGAGATATTGTCACCGATGGTTTCAATGGTGATTTTCATGATTTTTTCCTTCCTTTTCCTCTGGTGCGCGGCGGGGGCAATTCGGCCTCACGGCGCTCTATGAGCTCCCGCTGCATGATGTATTTATACGGATTTTTGGGTTTCCGGGTCTGGGTGTGGCTGTAATGCGTGGTAAAGGCAGCGGTGCCTTTGTAGCCAAGCCGCCGGGCGACCATAGCGGACGTGCCGGACGCGATCAAGTTGCCGGTTTTGGCTTCCCAGACGGTGTACCAGTAGCAGCTGCTGTAAAAGTTTGGCATGGTCAGGTCCCCCACCGTGGCTCTTCACCGTTCAGTACCCAGCGCAGCCGCTGAATCACATCATCGGTTTTCACCTCGGTGTTTCCGTTTTCAGCTTTGCCGGTGTACCACCCAACGGTTTGCAGCAGCCGATCCCGCAAAGCGCGCAGCTCTTTCAGGTCGTCCATGTTACCCCGCCTTTCTCTCGTTGGAGGTCTTGACGGCGGTTTTCTGCTGCTTCAGGGCGGTGTGCTCGTAGTGCTTGCTGTCGGCAAGCATCACGGCAATGCTGAAGATCAGACCGCTGCCAACCGCAGCAAGCACCCACGGCGCAGCCTTGACCGCTGCAACTGCCTCCCAGCCGCCCTGCATGACCAGCAGGTGCACAATGCCCATGTTTAGCCAGATCAGCACCCGGGCTGCACCCACGCCAGCCAGAAATGCCACGCCGGAAATTTTAAGATACCGTTTCATTGTCGTTGTCCTCCTCAGTTTCCACGCGATCCAGCAGATCGGCGGCGTTGGTCATTACCCGGATCAACCACGTTTCGGGGTCTGCGCTGTTTGCGGCCAGAGCAGCCACCAGCGCAATACAAAGGTTTGTTGCATCTATGCCGATGCAGGTTGTTTCAACCTCCGGGTTTCCATCGTCACCATACTGCACACGCAGATACGGCTTGACCTTGCCGGTCAGACTGCCCTCATCGCTGGCTGTGATCTTCATGCTGCACCATCCTTTTCTTTCACGCCGATCCGCTCCGCGTCCTCCGGCTTTGCCGCCGGGCTGCGCTCTGCGGCCCACTTGGCAAGCAACACCGGGTAGATGATATAGACATCCTGCCCGCCGGGCACGGGTGAGTGGATGTAGTCGCCAAACGGGAAAACCCGCTGCTGCAGCCCGGCCTGCAGGGTCTCACGCCCAATCGAAAAACCTACGTCCCGCAGATACTCAACTGCCGCCTGTGGCCTGATAAACGGTTTCATGCTGTTCTCCTTTCAGCCGCGGGTGGAAACCTCGCGGCAAACGTTACGTTTCTCGGCCAGCGCCCTGACCTCTTCCGGCTCCAGACCGCTGTCCTCATAGGCACCCAGCCGCTGCACGAGATCCTCTTTCTTGGCCAGGCTCCAGTAGCCGGTCTTGATCCCGTTGCAGCGCGGGCTTGTCAGTCTTTCCATCTTGTGTCCTCACTCCCTCCCATCCAGCGCTCGATCCGCTGGCAAATGGAGATCACCCAATTGCACCGGTCAATGGTACGCTGGCAACGCCAGACCTCGAACCGGTAGTACAGGATCTCCAGATCATCACGGATGCCCTGCAATATATGCCGCACTGATATCTGCCTCCTCCTGATCGGCGATGAGCTGCAGCGTTTTTTGCAGCGTCTCCAGCTCGCAGCCCAGCAGGCTGCAAAAATCGTCATAGTCGGGTTTCTTGCTCTCCATGGCCAGCACCTGCACACCGCTGTTCTGGTCAGCCAGCTGCTGGACGATGTTGGCCGCGGCCATCAGGAGATATTTACTTGAAGCTTTCATACTCAGGCCTCTATATTTGTCTAGTTTACTAGACGCTCATGCTAAAAAAATATCGCTCACCTTTTTGTCTAAGGCACTTGCGATTTTAGTCAGGGTGTCGGTAGTCGTTACCGTGACAGAGCCATTTTCCAGCCCGATAATGGTCGCGCGGGAAACATTTGCGCGCTTTGCAAGCTCCTCCTGAGTGTAACCTTTCTCCTTGCGTGCTTCCTTGATTTTAAACGGCATCGTTTTCGTCACCTCCTCTGTTTGCACATAGTCTAGCAGACTAGACGCATAATGTCAAGCAAGTTTGACAAAAGACTTGATTTTTTGTCTAGCAAAATGTATGATGTACTTGACACCATTACAAGAAAGGAAGGTGGTTCAACGTGATTCTGGGCGATCTGATAAAAGAGTACCGCCGAGAACATGGCTACAGTATGGATCAGTTTGCCAAAATGTCCGGGCTGAGCAAGGCATATATATCCATTCTGGAACGAAACGTAAACCCGGTAAATAACAAGCCCGTCATACCATCGCTTGAGACGATCAAGGCGGTGGCGCAGGCAATCAACATGGATTTTAATGATGTGATAGCCGTGCTGGACGGGAATCAGCCCGTTTCGCTCAAAGATGAGCCGGAGATCCCGCCGGGGTTCCAGCCCATGCCGGAGCTGGTGCAGGTGCCGCTGGTGGGCCGGATCGCATGCGGTACGCCCATCCTTGCAGAGGAGAATATCGAGGGGATGGTCTGTGTGCCTGAAAAGTGGCACGCTACCTTTACCCTGACCTGCGAGGGCAGCAGCATGGAGCCCAAGATCCATGACGGCGATCTGGTAGCCATCCGCAGCCAACCCACGGTGGAAAACGGCGAGGTTGCCGCCGTGCGGATCGAGGGCGATGCCACCCTGAAGCGAGTGTACCTGCACGAGAGCTTTATTGAGCTCCGGGCAGAAAACCCGGCATTTGAAAGTATTATCCTGGCCAAAGAGGACATGAACACCGTAACGATTGAAGGCAAGGCCGTAGGGCTTTGCCGAGATATATAAAATTGGGAGGAATTGCAAATGTCTCTGTTTGGAAGAAAAGAAAAAGAAGAGATTGAACGCCTTAATTCGGAAATTGAAAAGCTTAAAGCTGCGATGCCGTCCGAGAGCCGGACGTTGGACGATATCAACCGCGAAATTTCAAGTTCCTGCGATGAGCTTTCCAGAGTAGAGGAAAATCTGCACAGCCGTCAGGAAGAACTCAACGACACAATGGAGGAGCTGCGAAAAGCAAAAGGCCAGCTCGTCGAAACGAACGAGGAAGTCCTGATGCAGAGCTTCGGGCTGTACACTCCGCGATACTCCTTCATGAATGCGGACGAATACAAAGCACGATTGCTTGAAATCCGTGCAGAGCAAAAAGATATGGTGAAAAATAAAACCGCTGTCAGTGGGAACACGAACTGGACGGTAAACAACAGCGAATCCAAGGGCAGAAAAATGGTTTCAGATATGCAGAAGCTGCTCTTGAGAGCGTTCAATTCGGAATGCGATGACGTGATCGAGCACGTTAAATATAACAATATCGAAGCCAGTGAAAAGCGTATCACTTCATCGAGAGATGCGATTTCCAAATTGGGCTCGATTATGGATGTCAGCGTTCAGCCGAAGTATTACCGTTTGAAGATTGAGGAGCTGCACCTTGCTTTTGAGTACGCACAGAAGAAGCAGCAGGAAAAGGAAGAGCAGAAAGAAGCCCGTGCAAGAATGCGCGAGGAAGCCAAGCTGGCCAAAGAAATCGAGGAAGAACGTAAAAAGCTGGAAAAGGAACAACAGCACTATCAGAACGCCCTGCAGCGTATCAATGCGCAGCTGGAAGCAGCATCCGAAGCAGACCGCGCCGCAATCGAGGAAAAGAAAGCAGAGCTTGTGGCGCAGCTCAACAAAATCGACAAAGAGTTTGCTGATGTTGATTACCGTGAAGCAAACCAGCGCGCGGGTTATGTTTATGTCATTTCCAACATCGGTGCATTTGGTGAAAATGTTTATAAGATCGGCATGACCCGCCGCCTTGATCCTCAGGATCGCGTGGATGAACTGAGCGACGCTTCCGTTCCGTTTAATTTTGACGTCCACGCCATGATCTTCTCGAATGATGCGCCCAAGTTGGAAGCCGCACTGCACAATGCTTTTGCAGACCGCAAACTGAACTTTGTGAACCAGCGCCGCGAGTTCTTCAATGTTACATTGGACGAAATTAAGCAGGTCGTGCGTGAGAACTACGACAAGTCTGTGGAATTTGTCGAGTTGGCACCGGCTGAACAGTATCGGGAATCCTTGAAGCTTAAAGCAGCGGCAAAGAAGGACTGAGACTGTGCACATCGAGGGCAAAGCCGTGGGGCTTTGCATGGATTTAATGTAAAAGGAGGAGGGGACCAGCGTGGACAAAGACCTGACTGTATCTCAGATAGACCGACAAAATATTCTCAATAATGATGCTGCGCTTGCCGAAATTCAGCAACAGACAAACATAAAGGGATTTCTCTTTGAGGAAAAACTTTGCTTTACAAAAAGCATGGTTGCAACGTATTTTGAGGTCGATACACGCACGATTGAGCGCTATGTCAGCGAGAATCAGGGTGAACTTAGTGAAAACGGATATGAAATTTTGATTGGCAAGCGTTTGAAGGATTTTTTAGACTGCATCCAGACGCAGGATGTTCCCGACATTTATGTCGGGAGCATCAGTAACCGTACTTCCCAAATCGCAATTTTTGATTTTCGTGCTTTCTTGAATTTGGCGATGCTTTTGGTAGAAAGCGACCCTGCAAAGAGTTTGCGAAAGGTGATTCTGGATATCGTCATTGACTTTATCAACCGCAAAGCCGGTGGTGGAACCAAGTATATCAACAAACGTGATAGCGATTTTTTGGGAGCGTTTCTTCAGGAGGAAAATTACCGCCGGGAGTTTACGGATGCATTGCGCGATTATGTTGATATGGGAAATGCAAAATACGGAATTTATACAGATAAGATATACCAAAGCATTTTCCGTGAAAAAGCAAAAGAATATAAGCAAGTCCTCAATCTGAGCGCAAAAGACAGGGTACGGGATACCTTTTATTCGGAGATCCTCACGCTGATCGCATCCTACGAATGTGGTTTGGCTGAAATGATAAAGCAACAGTCCACAGCACTTGGCCACAAGCTGAACAACTGGGAACTTTCAGACCTTTTTACCGCATTTGAAAATCTTCCGCTCTGGAAGCCACTCATTATACAAGCAAGAACAAAAATGGCAAGTCGTGATATGGCGTTGCGTGATGCGTTCCATTATCAGCTGAAAGAGTATATCCGTCCATTGGAAAAGAATGAGTATGAACGATTCCTCGGCGATGCTGGACACGAACTTGAAAAGCTGATGGATGAAAACCGAGATGTGTTAGCCCGATTAAAGGAAAGTCAGTAATGGAAAACATCATATATATCACGCCAGAACAGGCAAGGATCACACATGCTAAAACGGTTGAGTATAGTGGCGGTGGAACGCTTGAAGAAATTGACTTTGGCCGACTTGAGGGTGTTCTGCATAACATCCAGAATGATGACTGGTATCCTACCTTTGTGGATAAGCTGACGCATTTGTTCTTCTGCACATGCCAATTTCATTGTTTTGCCGATGGAAATAAACGGTTGGCGATCACATTATCTACGCTTTTTCTACTTCTGAATGGATATCTTTCTGTTGCAGAAACATTTTTAGCCAAAACAGAAAATATCTGCTTGAATGTTGCTGCCAGCAAAATCGACAAAGAACTTTTGCACCAAATCATACAGGCTATCATGGATGGAACCTACGATGATGACGAATCTTTGAAATTGGAAATTTTCAGAGCTATCAGCGAATAAAAAAACGCCCCCGGTGCTGGAACACCGAGAGCGTTTCCGATCTGAATGCGGTTGCATCAGGCCTTACAAGTTGGAAAGGACTTGCAGGTCTATGATACCACCGCTGAGCAAAGGATGCAAGTGGAGGTATAAG